GACCGAGTGAGCGAGGTCAATCAGGTTGTCAGCGGTGAACGCGCCGGTCACGCCGGTGCCTCCGGTGACGCCTGAGCCCGCAGCCGTCACCAGGCCGTTCGGGACGGTCGTTCCCGTGCCCACGGTGAGCAAGTTGTTGATCTTCACGCCCAGCGCGATACCGAACATGCGACCGAGGTAGCCCTCGACATCGAAACCCGCATCGGAAAGAAGCTCGCGGCTGGCCTTCGTGAGTACCTGCACTTTTTGCGACTTCAGCGTGATGCTGGAGAAGGTCGGATCGAGTGCGGTGATCGTGGTGGCCTCGACGATCGCCGTGGCAGCCGGACGGGTGGACTCGACTGGGATGACCAGGTCTTCGCCGCCCTCGGTGTTGATGAGGGTGACCACATTCGGATCAAGCATCGGGCCGACCGTGACCAGAGCCTCCTGCAAACGCGGGAGGAAGGTCTCGGGGATGATGCTGGAATCGTCCGAGGTGTTGAGGTCGCGACGCTCAATGTTGAACGAGCGAATGTCGCCGTTCACCAGGGCGCGCAGCTGGTCGCCGATGCTGTTGTCACGACCGGCAACGCGGGCCTCGGCAACCTCGGGGGCAACCTCGACGGCATAGGCGCTGCGGGCCTCGTCGGTCTTGACCTGCTCGATATGCGCGGCGCGCTCGTCCATCTGGGTGTTCAGGTTGTCCCAGGCGGTGCGCTCCTCAACGGACATCTCGCGGCCCTCGGACTCGGCGCGGTCAATGTATGCGCGAGCCGCATGAAGGTCGCTGTTCTGCGCGTCCACAAGACGCTGCAAGTACGACATGCGATTTCTCCTAAAAAGGTGAGAGGGATAAGTGGTGCGCAGGGAGAAATGCCGCTGCGGCTCCGCAGTCGACGACCCGCCCGTCGGCTCCGACGTAGCGGGAAACTTGTGGGGACTAGATCAGGTTCAGGCGGCGCTCGAGCAGCGACAGGCGCGCCCTGAGCGTGCCGAGATCGGTCGCAGGAACATCTGCAACCGTGTCATCCTCGACGGTCTCCTCAACCGTCTCAGGGGCTTCGCGGAGTGACTCCACGACGGCGCTGATCGTGCGCACATCGTCGTCGGTCAAAATCTCGCCGGCATTGAGCTTAGAGATCGCCACGGTCAGCTCCTCGACATCGACAGCGGCCCGCTTGGCCGGAACGAGCCATGAGCGCACCGAGGCGCTCGTGGCGGGGTAGGCGGCGACGCCGGTGACGACGCTGACCTCATGCAACCTGATCTCGTCCAGCGAGCGCTCCGAGCCGTCAGGCGACCAGGAATCCTTCACGGTTGAGAATCCGAACGACATCGTGGAAACGACTCGACGCTCCAGCAACTCGCGAAGATCACGCGAATAGGAAGTATCTGGAAGGTCGGCTTCAACGTACAGCCCATCGGCGCGATCCTCGAGGCGCAGCGTCTTCGACCTGGTCGAGGCGAGCACCATGCGGTCGTCGTGGTTGACGTACATCCTGATGTCGTTCTTGGCCTTCAAGGTGCGCGTGAGCGCACCAGGAGCGACGCGCTCGGTGAAGGGCAGCGGGAGGCTGGGGGAGTCGTAGCGGATCGCGTACCCGGCAAAGGTTCCGATACCAGATTCGGTATCAGTGGCGCGCAGCTCCAGTTCCTCGCTTTCGAGGCTGCGAATCTCGATGTCCTGCATGGTCGTCCTCTCTTGAATGCGCGCGGCTTCACGCTCAAAGAATCGGCGCGCAGGAGCCGGATCGGTGGGGTCGATTCCCCAGAGGTAGTGAGCGACTGCGCCGGCTCCCGGCCAGTCAGGGTGGTCTCGGTCGGTGTTCTTTGGTGCCTCGAGGTCGACAGCGTGGCGAGCAGCCCAGGCGTTCGCGCGGACGATCTTGCTGTCGGAAGCCTCACCCGCAGCCATGTCGCGGGCTTCGCGAATCGTGGAGTCGGCGAGGCCGTCGCCGCCGTAACCCTCGCGATTCAACTCCAAGCCGCGCTCGGCAGCTCGAGAGACATAGTCGGGCACGCTCACGGCGCGCACCTCGATGAAGCGTTCACCACCGGGCTCGATGTCTTCCTCGAGCGACAGGGCAACCATCTGGTCGATGGCGCCCTGCTTGTCGCCGTGGCAGCCCATGACCTCGCCGTCATCTTTGACGGTGGCCCAGGCCGAGCACTCAGCGCTCTGCTCGGTGATGAAGTACGGCATCAGCCCTCCTCGGGCTGAAGCTGCACACTCAGCACGCCGGTGTGGTTGATGCTCGGCAGCCCGACGGCGTCGAGTGCTGCCTGCGGGTCGTAACCGGCGGTCACCAACTTGGTGGCGAGGTCGACCTTGATCTGCGTCTCAGTCAGCGCGGCAGCGTTCACATCGACGTTCGCCAGCGACACTCGATAGGTGTCGCCACCATCAACGCGAGGCAAGTCCTCGAGTCGGTGAATGTCGTTGATGTTGAGGAAGCCGGCCTGGATGCCCTGCGAATAGGCCGCATACCTGTCCTGCAAGTTTGCGCGCAGCAGTCCGTCCACGTTGAACTTGAGGAAGGCCTCGCCTGGCAGCAGCCGGCTGTAGGCGTCCTCGACCTTGGCGAGGAGTGGCAGCACGGTGTAGGTGACAAAAGCCTTGGACAACTCCTCGACCGAGGCATAGGACATTGAGCCAGGCTTGGTGGACTGGAGCAGATGCGGCGGGATGCGCCACACGCGGCAGACTTCCTCGACCATGAACTCGCGGGATGCGAGCATCTGCGCCTGCTCAGGGTCCACGCCGGTCTTCTGAAACTTCGCGCCGCCGCTCAGAACGCCAGGCCGGTGCGAGTTCCGCAGCCCCTTGTGCCCGGTCTCCCAGCCATCCTGCAAGTTCTTGGCCTGCTCCGGCGTGATCTCGTGGGGCACCTCGATGACACCCTGAGTGGTGGTGCCGTTGCCGAAGAACGCGGCGCTGAACAACTCAAGAGCCTTGGTCAGGCCCAGGGTCTCGCGCAGCTCGTGGATGCGGGAGACGCCGCGGAGTTGTCCAGGTCGCCGCAAGTCGGTTATGTGGATGATCTCGTCTTCGGTGAGGGTGCGAACCTCGGTCTCGCCCTCGTAGATGAAGATGATGCGGCCCTCGCGGTTGCGCTCAATCCGCACTTTCCGCGGATCAAGGACCGACAAGGACTGCAACTCGCCTCGAGCGTCGTAAATCTTGCGCACGAAGGCGTTGCCGTCGGTCGCCAGAGAGACGTGCAGTGCCTGGTAGTGGTCGATGCGTGTGATGCCCATGTCGGGCTCGGGATCGTTGATCCAGCGCGGCTTGGGGCGCAGCGCTCGGCGCTCACCACCCTGGCGCACATAGGCGTCGACGGGCAGCGTGGAACAGACGTCAGAGATCAGCCGCACCGCGGCATAGACCACCGAGATGCGAAAAGCCTCGTCGGCATTGACGTTGACGCCCGAGCGGGTCGTGTAGGAGACGGGCACGCCCATCTCGAACATCGACTGAAACGTGATGGCGCGCTTCTCGGGGGGTGAAAACAGGTTATTCAGCAACCTTGCCACCCCTCTCTAGGGCCAGTCCGAGCAGCGTCAACAAGACGCCGCCCACGATGAAGCCAGCCGCCGGGGCGATGAGGGTCGCGCCAGTTGTCACGGCAGCGACGCCCACCAGTTGCAAGATGGCAGCCAGCATGAACACTCCTAAGCGAAGAAGGCCACCTCGGGCGGCTTCACAGGTTCCTCTCGGCGCGCTGTGGCGCGGTCGAAAGCGATGAGGGCGCAGATCGCAGCGTCGATCTTGCGCGGGGAGTTCTTGTGCTCCTTGGTCACTCGAGGCCCGAGGCGGTCGGTGCGCACGATGCAGTTGTCCAGGTGCCGGGCGAGTGTCGGGTTGTGGTCGTGGCGAATGCCGCCCGACAGGACGGCGTCGTAGAACTTTGCCGTGGCTGGGACGGTGCGAGCCGCCGAAGCGGTTGCATACTCAGTCACCGGCAGGCCGGCAGCGGCCCAGTTTTCGAGCTCGCGAGACCACCGATAGGGGTCACAGGCGAGCTCGACGAGGTTGTACCGGCCCGCGAGCGTGAAGACTTCGTGCTCGACCTCGGAGATCGGCACGCGCCACTCGTCACGGTCACCCGGTGGACGCTCCCAGGCCTTGATGAGCCAGATGCGCGGAACATCCTCAATGGTGCATCCAACCAAGGCCGTCGAGTCGTTAGCGAACGAGCCATCGAAGCCGACGACGACTGGAACATCGGGGCCAGGCGGTGGTGCTTGCTCAAGGCCCGACCAGGCACCACTAGGCAGCCAGGCTGTCTGAGCGTTCACCCAAGTGCCGAGCCGTTTTGTACGAAACTCTGCCTCAGGGGTGCGCTTTACGGAGGACTCGAAATCCTCGGGGTCTTGCAGGTCACCGAAGCCGGGGTTTGCTGACTTCCACACCTTCGGGTCGCGGTAGTCGGCGTCCTCGGGCGCTCCCCAATGGGCCATGAAGAACGAAGGATCGTCCTCCTCGCCCTCGGCCACGCGCTTGCCGTACTGCCAGAGCGCGTAACACACCGAGTCCTGACCGCTGGAGTCTGACTTCACGCCAGGCGTGGAGATACTGAGCATCATCGCTTCAGGTCGAGCGGCCATCGCGAGGCTGAGGACGTCGTAGAGACGGCGATTCGGCTGCGCGTGCAGCTCGTCGACGACGGTGAGCGTGGGGCTCAGGCCTTCCTGGCGGCTACTGTCACTCGACAGCACGCGGTACACGCTGCCGGTGTCGGGCACCTCGATGGCGTCGCGGTAGACCTTCACCTGGCTTGACAGTTCCGGCGACATTTCCACCATCGCCTTCGCGGTCCCGAAGACGATGCGCGCTTGCTCCCGGTCGGTCGCTGCGGAGTAGACCTCCGAGCCCTGGCCGCCCATCAGCAGGCCGTACAAGGCGATGCCTGAGCCCAATGCGCTCTTGCCCGACTTCCTCGGGACGAGAATAAGACCGCTACGGTGACGCAATTTGCCGTCCTTGCGGCGAGCAAACAACTGCCGAAGCAGGGCCTTCTGCCAGGGGCGCAGCAGGAGCGGTTCACCCGCTCGGCCACCGACCGAGTCTTTGACCTGCGGGCACAGCTGCTCGATGAAATCGATGACGTGATCGCCGTCGCCGCGCTTCACGTCGGCTGGTGGCACCTTGGTGAGAATCTGCGGCGGCCAGCCCTTGACCGCGCCCATCAGCCCTGGCGGCGAGCGCGCAGGGCTTCAAGCTTGGACTCCTGGCGCACCTCGCCCAAACCGAGCCGGGTCCGGTCGGTCGGATTGAACGCGAGGATGGACAACAGAGACTTGATCTCAGCCTCGAGGTTGCGCAGCGCGACACGATCACGCCAGTCAGCACCGCCGGCCATCACGACCTCGCGGAGTTGCTGACGCTCATCCATTGACTCGCATAAAATCTGCACGACTTCAATGTCGGTGCCAGGCGCGATCCAGGTCGCACCCGATGTCCACACCCGAGACCACAGAGCACGGCCCTCCTCGCCCAAGGGGCGAAGGGGCTCAGGTTCGCCCTGGGCCATCTTGAGGGTGGTCACCTTCTTAGCGTCCGGCAAGGGTCGCTTGCCCGGATTGCCCAGGCGGCGCTTCACCTCGTTAGGCTTGGGGGGATTAGGCATGTCAACTCCTGCGCAGGGGGATGGGGGAGAACAATGGGGCTATTCAGCCGCAAGGCCTGGGAACCCGAGCCGATGAACTGGGACGGCATGATCGCGTTCCTGGGAATGCCTGAGGCGTCGAGCTTTACGTTCGACCTGCTCGGCGATGAGTCCGAAACTGAGAAGCCGAAGTGGTCCGGCTACATGGCAAAGATGTGGATGCCGGCGTCAGGCTTTGGCGATGGTCAGGTGTACTACCGTGGCGAGATCATCAACGCGGGTAAGCGCGTCGATGTCAAGATTGAAGGCAAGAAGGTTGGCGAACTAGACCCAAGATGCCTGCATTTCGCCGTCGAGGTTTTTCGGCGACAGGGCAAGAACAAGGTGCTCGCAGCCATCGCTGGAGACCGAGGCAACAGGACTCAGCAGGTCATCGCCTATGCCCCCGAGT